CCACCATTTTGGCTTTCACCTTCTCGCCCTTCGCCGTTAGGGGCATTGTTAATCTCCTTTGCAATTACGTCCCAAGCGCGTTTCAACTTGTCCTTATCTTCGTCCGTTTCGGGCGGAAAGTCCCGATACAACATCTTCAAGCCTATGTGCCTCGCGTTATGATACTTTCGCACGAATCCGATGAAAGTTTCCAGTTTTGGCCTTCTCATAATTCCGCCGTAGTCTTGCCCTGCACCCTGTTCTGCTGCTGAAGCATATTGTTCATGTTACTGCCCTGATTTTCCGGCATACGCTGGTCGGTCATACCGACTTTGGGACTGCCCCCACCTGGTTGGTATGGATTCATTCCCGGCTGCTGCATCGCGGGCATAACGCTCTGATACCAGTCGCCCATATTGGTAACGTTCAGATACCTTGCAAACTCTTTCGCAAGTTCAGGCACGTTCAAAACAGTGCCCTGCTGGGCCGCTATTTGAGCGGTGGGCAGGATGTAGCCCGTGACAAACTGAGACAGTTTCTGATACTTCACGTCCGGGTTCATTCTCATCATTGAGTACGGTTCAATATCGAAGGTATAATCGAAGAAGTCGCCTTCTTTAGCCGACTCCGAATACTCGACCTGCAAATCGACGCCCATAACCCGCTTTATCAACGGCAGCACGATAAGCGGATCAGTCCACAAGAACCACGCAAGTTTCTTAATAATGCTCTTGGTCGTTTCGTACATCTGGTGAACCATATCGTCTATTTCGCGGGCCGCGTTAGCCTGGAGCATCTGCTCCTGGCCGAGCGTCTTAGCCATAACGGACTTGCCGCCGGTAATATCCATATTCGGGCCGGTCTTGGCGAATTCGGACAGTAAGAACCCCACGAACGGAAACGACTGCTCGTTGAACCCGCCAAACGTAAATTCCTTCACGCTCTCAGGAGTAGCGACCCCTACCATGTCGCCGTGCCCGGCGTCCTTGAGCCTCTTAGCGTCCTCGTCGGCCCCAGTCTGATAGACTCCGATGGTCTTCTCCCGCATGCACTGGTCTCTCATCTTGCATATTATCTGATTGATAATCTTATTAAGGTCCAGCCAGGTATAAACGGGCGGAATTGGAATAATACTATCGGGAAAGTATCTATAGCCCAACACGTCAAACGGTCCGCCCTCCGGCCCGTCCCAATCGACGGTTCTCATAATCTTATCGCCCTGCCCGTCCGGCGGAATAGTAATTACCACGTCCTCCATGGGTATCCAAATATCCATCATCTCGACGGACGGGTACAATTCCCGAAACTCCATCAGCGCCGTCTCGTCCTTAGCGATCGTTTCGGGCCGGGTATCGTCGCCGTACAGCCGCAAATCGGGCTTGAGCCGGTCGAAGTTCTTATATAAGCCGGAATCCCTAATGTACCATAAAGGAAGCCTGTACTTGTGGCCCTCAAGCCGCATCTCCTGCCTGTTCCGGGCGGCTACGTCGCCGATGTAATCGTCGAAGTCGATAATATCAGAATAAGGCTGGCCAACGTCGTGCAGATGCCCCAGGATTTCCACCTGATGCGAATGCATTATACCCGTCTTAACAATGCCCATCCCGAACAAACTCTGTATTACCATCGGCCGCAGCGTATTCTCGGCGAACTTTATCTCGTCGAACAGGTGCGCAAGAGCCAATTCGAGCGTCCTCGAAAAGGACGCTACGTTGGGATTGTTAAGACCCATCCTCGGCATTATCATGGCGCGGGGGTTCTTAGAGACTAAGAAGGGCGCAATTATCTGAACGGCCCTGTCTATCAAGTTAAGCGGCTGGGGCGTCCGGGCGTCTTTGCGCCCGCCCTGATACCAGTCGTTCGCATAGTGGACGAGCATGCGCTTGCGGCAGTCGCGCATATCCCTGGTATAACTCTGCCAGGCCGAAACAGCCGCCTGAAGCCGCGCGGGAAACGGCCTTTTCTTATCCGGCTCGTCTATTCTATTCTTAACCATATCAAGACCCAAGACCCAAGACCCAAGACTCAAGACCCAAGACTCAAGACCCAAGACTCAAGACTCAAGACTCCCTATTTCTCTGCCAGCAGCCAGGGCTCGTCCGCAGTTTCCTTAACTTTTTCCGCCTGCCGCCACCGCCAGGCGAGACTCGCAACGTTCTGCTCGGCCTCTAAAACCAGCGCCTTGGGCTGGTAAGTCAGAGCCAATACGTACAAGCCGTCTGGAATGACCCTGTCGCCGTGCGCCAGCCTCGCGCCACTCGTATCGTCCATGGTCATTGTGCTGTTGATGTCCCCATTCTCGAAGAAAACGTAGTCTTCGTATTCCCTGAGCGTTTCCTCGTCGGGTACGATAAGAGCGGGGCGAAGGTTCTTTTTCAGGCCGTTGCCGAGCGCAGCCCTGAGACCTAAAAGCAGGTCATACTTAATCTCGCGGTTACTAAACCAGCCGCGCCGAGTCTTCTTCTTGCGCACTTCGGCCCGCTCGTCCCGCTCATGGTAGATAAACGTATAGTCCAACTGCACGATTCGGCTCTCGAAAGCCTGGCCTGGGCCCGTACCCTCCCAAATCAGGTACGGGCGCCCGGAAGAACCGCCTACCCAATGGCACAAGGCCACTACGTATTCGGCAAACTCTTCAGGAGCAATAAACGGACTAACGAATATGCCTACTAATTGCGACTCGTTAACGCTATAGACCTTAGCAACCGAATTCGACGCCCCCGTTCCCATCGCAACGTCGCAAGATACGACGTAGTTATATCTCTGAACAGGACGAAGGTCGGGCAACTCGCCCCACCAGGACAGTCTCCTCCGCCCGCCGTCGGGCAGGAACCGAATATCGGACAGTCCGTACCGCTTGTGAGTCTCATAAACAACGTCCCCTAAATAGTCGGACTTCCGGGCGAATTGCTGACGCTGAAGTGAGATAACCTCCGGGTCGAAGAACATATCGCCCGCCCCTACGGGACTGCAATCGATATTCTGGGCCACGTCCCTTCTGTCCCGGCGGGCCACCTCCCTATCGTACCAGGGACTGCGAAGATTGCCCTTCCCGTCCGCAACCATTCCGAACTCGGCCTCTGGATACCGCAAGAACATCGAATTCTCCAAATCCGAATAGCGGCTAACCTCAGAATTAAAGGCAATCAGTGGAAACCGGCTCTTGTAATAGTCAACGTCCTTAATTGCCACCTTGTTCAGGTCGGGACTAAAGTATAGACCCGCGTTCTTCACCGGATTAACGTGCCAGGGCAGCTTAACTACCTTCACCTTCCCGCCCGTGCACAACCTGGCAAACGGGTGGCCCCGCCCGTAAAAGTGCGTGCTGTTGTATATCACGCAGTTGGTAGTATCGCTTAAAGTCTCCCGAATACTCTGAGCTATCTTAGGGTCTATGCGCCCAAACTCGTCTATCATTACCGACAGTCTCCTGTCCCCGGCCCCGAAACTCTCGTTCGTGCTCTCGCCGTCTATCACACTGCCATTGCCTAAATTAACTACGTGTAAATGCTGCTTCTCTATCCTGGGCCGCAGCCATAAAGGCAGCGTCGCTATCGTGTATAATATCTTGTAAAATAAGCACTTATGGTCGCCGAGTACCTTAGAACCCCTAATCTCAGTGGCCTTATCAACTAACTCCTCCTTCCGCGAACCCACCAGAAAACCGCTCTCGCCCGCTATTAAAAAGTACAGGGTGTAAAACTTGATAATAAGCTCAGTAGCGCCCTCGTCCCTGCTCTTCTCGAATAGTAAGTCCCGCCCACCGGCTATAGCACCCCTCAAGGCATCCACCGCCCCTATCTGCGCAGGCCTTAAAATGAACGGACTATTCCGCTCGAAAGGCGGCTTACGCGGATCGTAACCCCAAAATAAAGTGTCGAAAGCAATCTGCGGGTGCGCATAGCACATCTCCAGAAACGCCCGCCTTGCACCCGTATCAGAGCCTAAAACCCTGTGCAAATCGGCCCTAAATAGCAGGTTCGCGCTCTGCTCCCTCGGTATCTTCGACCAGAACTCCGCCGGAGTCTCGATTTTGGATAGTGCTTCCAACTCTCTCCCTATCATCCGCTATAATACTCAACTTGCCCGCCAACTTCCGTATCTCCTCAGCCTCTAACTCGCCCCGAACATCTAAATTCGCGCTTACACTCGTACTCTTAGTCTCAATAAACCGCGTGTTCTTAAACTGACCCTTACTCATATTTATCATTAAGAACATCAAAAGAGCCTCAGAAGGCTCACGAACCCGCGTCCAACTCTCCTCCCCTACCTGAACCCGCTTACCCTCAATAATCCTAAAACTACGCCTGCTCTCCACGTACTCGTAACCCACCGCGCTGCGCATCGCCTGAGCTACTAAAAACTTCACCGTGCTCTCCTGAGCATCCGCTATCGCCGCAGCAAACTCAGGATGTTCACGCAACCAGTTTGCTACCGTAGTCTCACTAACACCTAAAACGTAACCCAACTCGCTCCGAGTGAACCCGCAAGCAGTTAACTTCGCCGCTACACCAGGAAAATGAACCCTGTCATATAACGCCGAACTTCGATGAGCCCGCCGATTGTTTAACTTGCCATCTACCTGCAATATCTTGGGAAAATTCACCTTTGTGCTCCGTACTTCGCCTCAGACAGACCCTGCTAATTCCTCTTTGTGCTTCCAGGTTGGTACCCAGTAGCCCTCACCCTCAAGCTCAGAAATGCTATGATTCTGCAAGTGCCTTAACAACGCCACCCCCGCCTTGCTGTGATTGCTCACATTCGTCGACCGACTATCATACCGACGACCTTCTACTGAAAAGTCCCCATCACC